TATTTGATTGAGTACTTGCGTATTGAAAATATCAATGATGCTCTGGCAAGAGCAGTAGAGCAAAGTATCAATTGGAGTGAAGAAACTAAAAATCCAGCACAGGACTATTTGCGGTATGGCAATGTCAATTTGGTGTGCCATGCAGTGAGCACAGGTCGCATTAGTGCATGGGTGCTGTATAATTGTGCATCGGGCAATGAGTTCTTAGGCAGTTTAAATTCTGAACAAATTGCTATGATTTGGCCTTACATCGATAGTGATGTGTGGCAAAAAAAATTCAAAGACTACGTGGCCGATACTGAATACGCACGTGAAATACTCAAACAGGCAGGATGGTGATGAGCGCAGATATTGACATTGATTTTGCAAACCGCACTAGCATTTTAAATCTAATCACGCACATCCCTGCACGACAAATAGTTGATGGGCAAGTGCGCCGACATAACTCGGGCGTGTACATCACAGACATCCCACAAGATCCTGTGAATGGCTGTGCTGCCATAGACTATGAAACTGCAGAACAACGTGGATATTTTAAAATTGACTTTTTGAATATGAGTGTGTATCAGTTGATACAAAGTCCTGAACACTATCAACAAATGCTAGATGCCACTCCACCATGGCAACGACTATGGCAAGATACCGAATGGTCCAAGCAGTTGGTTCACGTGGGAAATTACACAGACTTGTTGAATAAAATGCGCCCAGATAGTATTCCTAGAATGGCAGCATTTATCAGTATCATTCGTCCGGGCAAAGCACACTTGCAAAATCAATCATGGGATCAAGTGTTTGCTGAAGTATGGGATGGCAACAGCAGTCGAGGATATACGTTTAAAAAAGCCCATGCCATAAGTTACGCAGCCTTGGTTGCGTTGCACATGAATCTAATCAACTTTCCTGACCAGGGTAATTGATCTGCGTTTGCTTTTGCGGCGAGCAATGTCAGTTAAACTGCATATAGGGCCGTGTAAAATCTCCAGATCCTTGTTGGCAAATGTGCGTAAACAACCACGGAACGGCTCCCATTCATGTTTTAAGAAGATGTTAATGGGTATAGATCTATTGCTTTCCCACCACCAAGTTGATGCCAGTTCTAAAAATACGTGTTTTAGTGCTGGATCTTGCAGTGTACCAAAGTCATAGATGGTAGTGATAGCTTCATCTCTGTTTTGTATAATGCCTACATATTCAACATTGGCATAAACACATAAGGTGATGAATGGATACCTTTCACTTAAAGTGCTTAATTGATTTTTATCCATAAATATCTGAGGAACTCCCTATGTATTCGACCACTGCCTATTTATATCAACAAATTCAGACTGTACTTTTGGTAGACATCACGGGGGCTTATTTTGACCGGAGGTGGGACCCAGTGTACGCTAAAAATTTAACTCTTAATCTTGGAGTGGATAATGTTATTTTATTCCAATTTCAGAACCAGGATCAAAAACCTGTAAACATCACGGGGGCAACATTCACATTCCGTATTATCAGTCAGAATGGTCAAGACCTGTTGTTTGCCAAGGAACTAGTAAGTCTAAGTAACACCTTGGGTCGAGCCAAGGTCACAATTACTGCTGCCGAAACTGCGCATTTCCAAGAACAACCAGCAAGTTACAGTCTTGAAATATCTTCAGGTGTACTTGACCAAGCTGTGTTCACAGATGATCAAGCTGGCGCCCGTGGAGTAATCAACATTGTCAACAGCGTGTTCCCTGCATTCAATGCCAGCCAAGAACTAACTATTCCTACCGGACAAGCACCTGTGGGCAATGTGTATTACAGCAGTACACTGACCACAGATGGTGCAAGCTTGACTACATTCCAGTTGGATCCAGTGAACTTTACTGGTAATCTACAAGTACAAGGCGCCACAGATTCAGCTGACACCAACGAAGAGTGGTACAACATTGCTTTTGAAGATCTCAAAACAGGCAACACAGTTGACCAACTCAACTTCACTCAAAGCACTGAACGATTGGGCATCAATGTCGAAGGATACCATCCTTATATTAGGTTAGAATTTGGCATCAACAGCGGCAACATAGATCTTATTCAATATCGATGAAATTTGACAAAATTGTAGGGTTCGGAGACTCATGGATGTGGGGCGACGAGTTGATGAACCCCGAGTTGGTGGACCATCCGCATGCACATCCTGTACTAATGGAAAACACCCCTTATAGAGAAGGGCATTGTTTTCTTGGCTTGTTGGGGTCACGCTACAATGTGCCCACACAAAATTTTGGTATTGCTGGTGGTAGTTTGCAAAGCACAATCTGGACTTACTTGTGGTGGCTAGAGCATGAACAGTTATCACCTGAACGGTGTTTGATCTTGGTAGCACTAACTGATTCAAACCGCCATACATTTTACAATCCCGATCATGTGAGTTATGCCAATGATCCACCTTGGAATCGATTTGTACACAGTGCCTGGGTACATTCAGGTAATACTAGTATCGATCGTAGTTGGATAGACATGGTCAAAAGTCACATGGTACTAACTGACTGCACAGAATTCCAGCGTTTGAATTTTTTACAAACGGTGTTGTTTTTTGATGGACAACATTGCCGTAACAAAAATGTGTTACAGTTCAATTCAATATCTGCACAATCAGCGTCTTGCCCGAGTTTGCTGTATAATGGCCGCCCACTCACAGCATTAATTGACCAAGCACAATTTCTGGCACCAATGGGTCATCCCAATGAAAAAGGACATGCGGTTATCCGCGATAGCTTGATCAAAGAGATAGATTGTGCTATACTAGCACAGTGATTGACATACTTTCTTATCTTCCCGGTAAACGCAAGCCAACACCCAGTGGTTGGGTGAGTTTTAATGCTGTGTGTTGTCATCACACCGGCAGCAATGTTGACAAACGTGGTCGCGGAGGTCTCAAAGCCACCGAGCAGGGTTGGAGTTATCACTGTTTTAATTGTGGATACACAGCCAGTTTTATCCTTGGCCGCTCAGTGAGCTTCAAGGCCCGCAGGCTCTTGGGCTGGTTGAGTGTACCTGATTCTGAAATTGATCATCTCAATTTAGAAAGTCTGCGACATCGAAGCATCAATGGCATACTTGAGGATCGTCAACGAACATTTAACACACTGAGCGCAATTGAGTTTGAAGAGCGTGACTTACCTCCGTTTGCCGAATTACTTGTTGACGAAGGTAGTTACAGAGATTATGTGCGCAGTCGGCAAGTACCTGAAGACTTTCCTGTAATGGTTCAATTACAAACAGACGGTGTTCATTGGACAAGACCACACGTGGTAATTCCATTTACTCATAATGACCAAATTGTAGGTTATACATGTAGATTTTTAGATAACAAGCAACCTAAATTTATTAGTGATAGTCAACTAGGATACGTATTTGGCACAGACTTGCAACACTCCAACTGGGAGCATGCATTAGTAATGGAAGGCATATTTGATGCACTCAGCATTGGCGGTCTTGCAGTAATGCACAATACCATTAGCGATGCACAAGCTAGATTGATACGCAGTCTAGGTAAACAAATAACAGTAGTTCCAGACCAAGACCGAGCAGGCCTAGAACTGATTGATCGTGCTGTGGAACTAGGTTGGGCTGTGAGTATACCCGACTGGTTGCCACACATCAAAGATGTCAATGACGCTGTGATTGAATATGGTCGATTAGGCGCACTACTAACTATTATGCAGGCCCGGGAAACCAGCAGAATCAAAATAGAACTAAGGAAGAAACAACTTGTTAAACAAATACAATAAACTTTGGGTATTTGGAGACAGCTATACAACACCAGGGGTATGTGTATACCCTAGTGATTCATTTTGGGGATTAACAGCCACACACTGTAATATATCTACCATACTTAATTGTTCTCGGCCAGTTAACAGTTTTGATAGTGTAAATCATGTGTTAGTAAGTATGCAACAAGAATTCAACTGGGAGTCAGATTTATTTTTAATTGGCATTCCACCTTTAGAGCGTATTACTGTATTTGATGATCACAAAGACACAGAATATCAAGGGTACAAAATTGATACTAATACATGGACTACCGACAAATTTAGAATAAATTCTCATCATGGATTAGTTGGATTACAAAATCATGGTACAGATAAACAGTTGATTATTCACAGTGATCGTTCATGGACTGAGACACAAGCATTGAGGACTATATTTTTATTAACTGCTTGGCTTGACTCAAAAAATGCTAACTACATGATTATAAATTTAAGCCAAGCGTTTGATATTAACAGTGTCTGGGGACCAGGCGAGTTTGTACTACCATATGCTATCAATCATTCTAGATGTATTTTATTTGAAAAAACATATCATGGAATCAATTTAAATGTGAACAAGCCAATAGATTTTAATCACGCCGGGTGGAATGGCCACCATGGACCAAGTGGTAATAAACATTTTTTTGAAAACTCGTTATTACCACAAATGCAAAAATGTAATTTAATATAAGGAAACAACTTGTTAAAAGAATACGGACTTGATGTCCAACGACTATTCCTTGAAATGATGTTGGAAGATGCACAAAGTTATGTGCGTGTTCAAAACATCTACAATCCTGAAAACTTTGATCGAAGTCTACGCAAGGCCGCAGAGTTCATTAAAGAACACAGTGACAAACACAAGACCATGCCCGACCGTACACAGATTGCGGCTACAACTGGCATCAAACTGCAACCAGTGCCTGATCTAAATGAGGGGCACTATGAATGGTTCATGCAAGAGTTTGAAGGTTTTACAAAACGCCAAGAACTTGAACGTGCTATTTTAAAGGCAGCTGACTTGCTGGAAAAAGGTGAGTTTGATCCTGTAGAAAAACTGATTAAAGATGCTGTACAAATATCTCTTACTAAAGATATGGGCACAGATTATTTTGCAGATCCCAGTGCTCGTATCAACAAGTATTTTAACTCGGGCGGACAAGTTTCAACAGGCTGGCCACAGTTGGATAGACTGTTGTATGGTGGATTCAGTCGCGGTGAACTAAACATCTTTGCAGGCGGTTCTGGGTCGGGTAAGAGTTTGGTCATGATGAACATTGCGCTGAATTGGTTACAACAAGGATTGTCGGGCGTGTATGTTACACTAGAACTTAGTGAAGAGCTCACGTCATTACGTACAGATGCCATGTTGACCAATATGTCAACAAAAGACATTCGCAAAGATATTGATACCACTACACTCAAGGTCAAGATGGTGCAAAAGAAATCTGGCGAGTATCGCGTCAAAGCACTACCGGCGCAAAGCAACATCAATGACATACGGAGTTACATCAAAGAAGTGCAAATCCAAACAGGGATCAGAGTTGACTTTATTATGATTGACTATCTAGACTTGCTAATGCCCGTAAGCGCCAAAGTCAGCCCCAATGACTTGTTTGTCAAAGACAAGTATGTTTCGGAAGAACTGCGTAACTTGGCCAAAGAACTTGGCGTACTAATGGTCACAGCATCACAGTTGAATCGATCGGCTGTGGAAGAAGTAGAGTTTGACCACTCGCACATTTCTGGTGGTATTTCAAAGATCAACACAGCAGACAACGTGTTTGGCATCTTTACTTCACGTGCAATGAAAGAGCGTGGCAAATATCAAATACAATGTATGAAGTCGCGTAGTTCAACAGGTGTTGGACAAAAGATTGACTTGGAATACAACATTGAAACCATGCGCATCACAGATGAAGGCGGGGACGAAGCACAACAGGGCGGTGGCTTCTTTAAGAAACCCAGCATCTTAGACAGCATCAAGGCCAAGAGTCAAGTCAATGGTGAAACTGATGACTCACCTAAACTGGCCAAACAGGAACGTGCGACAGGTACACCAGCCTGGGAACAGCCACCGAAAGTTACAGCAGATGTACAAAGTGCCAAGCTAAAACAACTACTGGGACAGATTAAAACATCATGAGCAGGATTCTTCTGGGACATGAGTCTGAACCGGAAAAATTTTCAACGTTTGATCGTTCAGAGATAATAACTGAATTATTGCCCACTGACATTTTGTATTATTCGGACGCTTTTAGTCGCGCCGCGTT